GGATGTTTTCTTTTTATTTTATTCATATTAGAAATTCCTGGTAAATCATTATCGTACATTACTACAATGTACTTAAATCTAGTTTTCAATTCATTAAGCATATTATCATTTATAAAAATATGTTCAGAATTTGGAGCTATTGCAGGTATTCCTAGTGAATATAATGTCATACAATCTTTCATAGATTTAGTTATTACTAATAACTTTCCATCTTTTGGTAGTTGATTATATCCTTGAATCTTTTTAGAAGGCCAGTTAGTTAAAAATCTATATGTTTTTCTTCCAGGGAAGTAAATTCTCCAAAGTTCTAACTTGTCTTTCTTTCCTCCATAATATCCGAATATAAGGTTATTATTATTAGTATTTACTAATTCTCCATTTAAAAATATATTCTTACAAGAATACACTTTAAATTTATTTAAGATTTCTTTAGTTATACCATATTCTTTCCACCAATTTAATTCTTTATTATCGAAATCTTTTATTTCAACTTGAATATTAGATGGACTAGATTTTTCTAATTTAGATTGACTTTCAGAAATTATTACAGTGTAATTTTCTGTTTTGGATTTAAGTCCAAAATCTTCTGCAATTATATTTAATGCTTTACTATAACTTACATTATATTTACGCATTACTACACTTATAAAATTTCCATAAAAGTCTCCACTAAAGTCGTGAAATATTAAGTCTCCAGATTTGTTTCTATAAAAAGAACAAGTTGGAGTATTATCTCGGCGTAAAGGGGATTTAAATAATCCTTTTTTTACTTTGATACCAAGATAATACTCCATATAAGTTTCTTCAGAATATTTTGATAATAAATAACCTTTTGTAATTTTTGGTTCAAATGTAAAATTCATAATTCATATCTTGAACCTTAAATATAAGGTTATTTATTGAATTTTCAAATTATTAGAGAAGTTCTTCGAAGTCATCAATATCGTCAGAAGAAGGAACATCTTCATCAACCTTAGCCATATTCGTTGGCTTTGCATCTTTCAGTTTCTTCATTTGTCCTTCTTCATAATCACTGAATCCTAATACTCCCTCCTTTGTAGAAATAAAGTTATCTGAAACAAACAGAACACCTTCTTTATTTACTCCACAAATACGAGGGATAGCCGGATTAATACGACCATCTTTATCAGTCTTACCAATAAGTTTAATAAAAACTTCTTTTCCTTTATGAGGATCAGTTAATTTAATAAGAGCTGTACATACATCATCAAATGATTTGAACTTGCTACTAGCTGCCTGGAAATTGGCAACTTTATCAGGATTGATATTTGCAAGAAGTTGCATTATGAAAGTTTGAATTTGCTCCCAATTGGAAGCTCCTTCATATTCATGTCCATTGGCATTCTTAAATGTCGGTCTTGTTGCACTATCTTCATTAGGAAAGAATGTTCTCTCCTCAAAATATCCATTGTCATTTTCAAACCTAGTAACAAGAAGTTTATATTGTGCTGTAGGATCCTTCTTACCCTGAAGGGTCTCTACTTTACATCCCATAAATTTTACTTTATGAATTTCCCAAGACTTAAGTCTTTTACTTCCAGTTGCTACACCTTGTGCAGTTGCAAGACTGCCAAAATTTAAATTTCCCATTTGTTAATGAAATTAGAATGTAAAATCAAAATCATCTTCTGAAATTTCTATAGCATCTTCAATTTCGGCATCTTCTACTATTTCTTCATCTTCAGGAACTATTTCTTCATCATCGCTTTGGTTATTTCCTTTAAGAATAAACAATCCATTTACATTTGGATGAGGCTCAAGTTCAAATATATTTCCAAATTCGGAAAGCTCTTCGTTTGATTTACCTCTAAATGAAACAGTTCCTTTGAGAGTTAATTTATTTCCAGCTTTTGTTCCAAAAGTATCACTACTTCCAATAACTTTTACTTTCTTAGTACCAATCTTTTGATTCTTTATATCAATAGTACTTTCACCTGGAGTAACTCCTAATGCTTCTATCGCAGCAGCATTTAAGATATATTTATTATCTTCAAGAGTTAAAGTAGGATTTGGATTAGAATCATCAATTTTAGCTGAAGACTTACTTGATGATGTCTTTTTCTTAGTAGTCTTTATAGAATCATCAAGATATTCTCTTGTATCAGTAAATAACTCTCCAGTAGATTCATCAAGATATTCAGTAGTTATTGTAACCTTATGTACTTTAATCATTATTATACTCGTCGATTATTTTAATAATTTCATTTAAATCATTATCTATTTCTAAATCATCAAACATACCCATTGGAGTTTTAGCAATACATATTCCGTCGGTATTAGTAATCAACGTATATTTCATTTTACCATCATCTCCTTCAGAAACTTTGGTAAAGAATATATAAGTAAACAAACCTTCAAGAGTTACTTTCTCTGCTAATAATTTACCTACAGTTTTAATTACATATTTAGGATTAAGTGCATCTCCAACATTTTCACTATGAGTTAGAAATATCATTTTACAATCTTCTCGCATTTGCTCAGAATATCTTAATATTTCCATTGCATGTTGAGCAAGTTCGGAGAATTTAGTATAACCTACTTCTGTTGCTCTATCAACAAACTCATAACTTAATACATATTGAAAATCATCAATAATCACTTGCTTAATATGAGGCATTTTAGTATTAATTACTTTTAATACCTTAATAATTTTGTCATATGTTGAACTAACAAAATAATTACCGACTATTTTCTTATTTTCATCTACTTTAAATGGAGTATATTTCTTTCTCCATCCACGAAATGGTAGAGGCTTTCCAGTTGTACTTATTATAAAAGTTTCTTCTGGATTTAAGTTTCTTAAGCTAGTTGACTTACCACTTCCAGACTCTCCTACAATTGCTAATGTTTCACAAGCCATTTACATTGTAAAATTTAAGTTTGAACTTTCATTATCTTCTTCTTTTTTCTCATCTTCTTCAAAATCTAATCTTTTATATTTTGAATAATCAAAGATTTCATCACCTTTAGGAATTTCTTTAAAGTAACCATTATGTCCCCAGAAAAAGCATCCTATTTCTTTTTCTGATTCATCATATCTAGTCTTACGAACAGTAATAGATCTAAACCTATCTTCTAGTTCTTTAATATTCCATTTATGATAAGTTGCTAATTCTTCTCTATGGGGGTTAAATAAAGATAATGCAACTTCACAGTCTTGTGCTGGATTACCTGAATCTTTTATGTCATTAAGAGTTAAATTATTTAGATTAGCTTTACGTCTATCCATAGAAGAAGCATCTCTATTTATTTGCATAATAACTAAAGGACTTATTCCACATTTATTTCTAAGTGTAACTAAATAAGAGGACGTTTCGTCTATCTCTCCTTTTACAGTTCGTCCTTCACTTGGTCTAAGCAATGACATATGATCAATCATTACAACATGAATTAAATCTGGATTATCAGGAATGTAGATTTTTCTTTTGCCAACTTCTTTAAATGTACCTCTGGATTTTACTTCTTCCATTATACATTTATATACAAAATTAGCATTACAATTACCATCATAAATGGTAACAACTTTTTCTACTTTATCTAACCATTCAAATCCTTTTTTAACTATATCATATAATTCATCAGTTAGTATGAAATTCTTCTTTCTAGATAATAACTCTTTTAC